TTAGTAAAGGTGGGTGCCACCGGCGAGGAGTCGGCCGCCGAACTGCACCGGGTGGATCCGGGGTGCGACTTCTCCGCCGACCGCGTATGAAATATTACAGTTTAAGAAAATGCCTAAGTTACAATCGTTATTTAAATATTTTAATTGGTGGTCGAGGAATAGGCAAAACATACCAGCTAAAAAAATATGTGATCGAACAGTATCTAAAAAGTAAAAAACAATTTGTATGGGTTCGGCGCTACAAAACAGAAATTAAAGAAGCAACGGACGGATTTTTTACAAAGCACAAAAATAATTATCCCGGGCATAAATTTTCAATTAGAGGTAAAACAGCCTACATAGACGGCAAGCAGGCAGGGCGATTTATCGCCCTGACAAATGCCGACATTCTTAAAGGCTCCGACGATTTTTCAGCGGTAACAACAATAGTATATGATGAATTCATCATTGATAACAAATCATCATTCCGGCGCTACCTGCCAAATGAATTAAGAGTGTTCACCGATCTGCAAGAAACAATATTTCGAACCCGCCAAGATGGAAAGGTATTTATGTTGGCAAATGCTTTGTCAATGGTAAACCCATACTGCTTAGCATTTGGAATAAAATTCCATTATAACCCGTTATTCAAAAACGATTTAATATATGCGGAAATGCTATCAACTACAAATGAGTTAGCATTCGCAAAAGCCACAACACCGCAAAACAAATTAGCGACAAAATATCTACCCGAGTATAACGAATACGCAAACAATGAATCATTTCTAAACGATGACTATTCACAAATCGAACGAAAACCCAAAGATTCAATTCAACTTTTCAACATTAAAACAAACAACAATATAATATATTTTTTCTTTGCTTCCAGTTCGCAAGCATTATACGCCTGTAAAGCAGGCGACCCTAAGACAATTCCATTAACTGTAAACAAAATAGCAGAAAACAATAGGCCGCACGCAGGAGCCGAATTAAAGAAGATCAAGTCCTTTGCAGTGGCGGGACGATTGTTTTTTGAAAATTTGCAGATCAAAAGTGAAGTAGAGAAAATTATATATAATAGACTATGAAAGGAGTAACACAAAATGAGTTTATCCGTTGAGCAAATCAAAGAAATTGTTGATCGTGTAGCAAAAGCGGAGGATGTAACCGAGATCGGCCCCGATCTTGCAACGATCACGGATACTTTTGTGGACTACGCAAGCGAGATTGAGCGGCTGACCAGTGACAACGCAAGGCTTGTTGAGGACAACAACCGTATTCGTGAGATCAACGGCAACTTGATGATGAAAGTTGGCGAGAAACTCGAGGTTGACAAACCCGAGGACAACTCGCCCGCCAACGATGAAAAAACACCTGATGAAGTAATTGAGGAGTTAAAGGAGGAGGAATTTTTCGATGAGTTCTAAGAAAATGACCGAAGCGGCAAAAGCGCAAAAAACATTGAATGCCGTTCGATCTATGATGAGCGAATCGGCGCAGAACGATATTCCTGTTCTTGCCGAGGGTGACGACATTAGCAAATTTGCTAACCCGATTCTAAACTATAAGGCGCACACGAACGAATTTATTTCTGTCCTTGTAGATAGAATTATGTTCACTGCTGTGGAAGTAAAGCGCTATTCCAACCGTCTTGCCCGCTTGAAAAAAGGCCGGCCTTATCCGTTGGGCACTGATATTCAGCAGACTTATGAAAACCCGGTCAATCCCATGGGGTACAACGGCGAAAATCTTTCCGGCATTTTGAAGTTGTACAAAGGCGACACCAAGGTGGCTTATTACAGCAGAAACCGCCAAGATGTGTTCCCGCTTTCTATCAATCGTGAAGAATTGATGGGCGCTTTTGTTTCCTATGAAAGTTTTAACCGTTTTGTATCTGCAAAAATCAACTCTGTTTTCTCCGGCAATGAGATTCGCGAATTCAATTTGTTTAAGCAGGCCATTGTTGACGCATACGCAAATAATGTTGTTATTGGTCGAAAAATGGCAATGCCTACCACGAAAGACGAAGCGGAAGACATGGTAGCTACGATTCGCGAAACTGCCATGAATATGACATTCCCTTCCACCGCCTACAACAACTATATTAATCAGCCCGGTTCAGTCGGCGACCCGGCGGAAACTTGGTCTGAAGCTGACCGTATTGTAATTATCATTCGTTCCGACTTAATCAATAAGCTGGGCGTAAAGGTTCTTGCAATGGCCTTTAACATGGCAGAAGCTGATTTCCGAAACAACCTTATTGTGGTTGATTCTTTCGACTATGATAATTACGATTTGGAAAACAGAAAGCGCACCGGAAAAACGCTGTCCGATATTGGTTTTGTTATCTGCGATGAAGCATTGTTTCAGGTGTACGACAATATCCAAACGGCGGCTGAGGATTTTATCGGATCTTCCTTAACTTGGCAGTATTTCTTCCATGTTTGGCAGATTTACGGTATTTGTCCCTTTGCTAATGCCATGGTGTTTGAAGTTCCGAAAGCTGATGCTTTGCAGGATTTGACAATCACCGATTTTCATAATCCAAGCGGTGGAAATTTTGTGGAACTGAAAGCGGCGGACGCAACACAGACGGTTGATTATGCAACGACCCCCGCCGATTACAAGGTGAATAACATGCGCCTTGAATTTGAGCAGGTACTGGAAAGTGCCGCCAAGGATAAAATCACCGCTGAAACATTGGCTGATTATGTGACGATCGCCTTTGATCACACCGCGAAAACAATTACTTTTACCGGCCATTCAACTGTCGACAGCGAAAACACGGCAACCGTTCTTTGCAACATTATTGCCGATGGAGTAGCAACTCCGGTTGCAGTGGTTGTAAATTTTACAGTTTGACCGTCATGTTGGAGTATAAAAAATTCAATCATGACGGAAGTCTTGAATTTGATTGCCCTGCCGCCGGTGATTATGGGGTAAACTTTATTGAAACACCTATTGAAACAGAAGCAACCGATACAAGAACAGTTCCGGTTTTTTCCGCCGAAACATACGGAAAGACGGAACAGGTGAATGGCTTGTTACAACTTGTTGATTTGGCGTATGATAATGTTGAAGCAGGCACCTTTGAACCGCTGGGTTATTCGGCGCTTATGCAAATAAACGGCAATGAGTTGATCAATCGTGGTTTTTATGATTTGGATGTTTCGATCACCGGTGAAAACAATGATCAATTCAAGGTCACAGTAAAATCAACCTATTTACATGGCGTTGCTGATTTTCTAAGTTTACCGATGATTTGCACCTATTGTTTATATGTTTACGATAATAAGGCAAATGTTATAGGGAAATATGTTTTCAGCATAAGAGCCACAAGTAAAACATAAAGGAGTAAATACAATGGCAGTAACTCACCCTACAACGCGACTGGATTTATTTACAGTTCCATGGGGAAAACCTGAAGAATGCCATGCCATTGTTGATTTCCCAACGGCGGCGGCGCAAGTCGCCGCCTTTGATGGTTTGGCGGCAAAAGGTGTTAGCGCAACAAAGTTTAACTATATCAAAAAAGATCAAGCGTTCAGGATAGAGGGAAACTTTGCACGCTTTGAAGCGTTCAATTATTGCCGATACCAAAACCGCGATTTTGTAAATCGTCAGGGAAATAAAAAATGGTATTATGCTTTCATAGATCGTGTTGAATATATTGCACAAGACATTGCAATGATTTATATTACAACTGATTACTGGCAAACCTATCAATTCAATATCACTTACTATAAATCCTTAATCGCCCGCGCTCATGTGAAAAAAAGCGAGGACACCGTTGGCCGCTGGCTTCAACCTGAACCTGTGGGAGCACCTGCCGACTATGAAAAAGAAATTGATCTTTTTTCAGGTGGTGATGATTGGTTTCCTTCATGGCAAATGCTTGCCGTATCAAGGCCACCCGGCGCAGGTGAAGCAGATTGGGTTTATGGTGGATATGGTAACGAATCGTCAATGACAGGCCAATATGCCGGTTTTGTTTCGCTTGATGTGGAAATTCAAAAATTGATTGATAGATATGCAGGCGAAACAGATCGGCGGCAGGATATAATTGGTTTTCGGTGTGTTCCGTTTTGGGTTAGAAAATGGTTGAGCGATAATAGGTATCTTACAGATGTGGTTGTTAACGGTTATACAATTCCATACTGCGCCGCAAATCTTGTTGCCACACAAGAAACAAGCGCTGATATAGCCGGAAACACCTTGGCATGCGGATATACGCCGCGAAACAAAAAAATGCTAACTTCCATGTGCCGGGTCTATGTTGTTTACAATTATAATGGTTTTAGCCAACCTTTACGCCCGGAATTTATAAAAGGAAATAGCATTAAAATGTCTGTAGAAATGCGACCGATTGGATCAAACGGATTTAAGTTAAAACTAAAAAATTATGCAAAACCCGCCGAATCTGTTTTTGATGTTCCGTATTCCTTTGAAATGCAAATTGGCTACAACGAAAATGGCGGTGTTCAAGGGTCGCTTAACCGTGTTGGCTCTGTACTGAATGCGGCGGGGGCTGTGGCTGGCAGTGCCGCAAGCCTTGGCGCAAATATTGCAACCGGTAATGTTGCCGGGGCGATCACTTCCGGGGTTGGCGCAGTTGGTTCTATCTTCAATGCTTCAAGAGATATTGCAAACGCATTCAATTCTAAGGTAGCAAGCAAAGGCAATCAAAGCGATACAAATTCCATATCAAGCGAAAACTGTAAATTTAGATTGGTTGATTGTTCACCGCTATATCATGAATGCGGGCCAATTGATGATTTTTTGGATTTGTATGGCTATGCAATTAACGAGTGGGGCAAAATATCCAGTTGGAAGGATACCCGGAGCAAATGGAATTATTTACAGACAGTTGATTGTAATATCAAAGTGAACGCACCTGCACCGGAAGCCGCTTCAATTCGCGGTATGTTCAATGCAGGGGTTACAATTTGGCATTCCATTTCCGATTTTGGGAATTATTCCCTTGATAACAATTAAAAGGAGGGATAATAATGGAAAATCCTACAAATACAAAACCCTTTGCACTTTATCACAGCCCAGCCACCAATGGAACATTCGCGGGCCAATTCAATTCAATCTTAACCGCAACACAGTTAAATCAAATATATCAATGCTATTTTATGAACATTGCCGCCACAGTTTTTGAATGGGAAAACCTGCCGGACACGGTGGACGCGGACTTTTTAGAATTCGCATTGATCCAAGACGGAAAGGCCGCATTTTGTAATGATCGCGACAGGGGCTTTTTAGGACTACGCGCGGCAGATCAATCTGTTTTGAATTTGTACGGCTACCCGGTCAAAATAAACGGCTACGGCATTAACTTCAATCATGAATACAACGCAGACGAATTTGTTTTAATTAAAAACAATCCGATGTGGACACCAACACTTTTCTATATAAACTATTTTGTTGACAAAATTGCTAAAACGCAACAAATTATTGATATCAATGTAAACGCCCAAAAAACACCGGTAATTCTAAAAGGTACGGCAAATCAAAAATTAGCCCTTGCAAATCTATTTTCAAAATATGACGGCTCGCAGGGTTATATATTCATTGACAAAGACAATGATTTTAACGATTGTTTTGGAAGTGTAAACACCGGTGCGCCGTTGGTAGCAAAAGAACTTTATACCTTGCTTGAAAGCTACAAAGCGGAATTTCTTTCGTTTCTCGGTGTTAACAATGTTCAAAACGAAAAAGCCGAACGCCTTATTACAGATGAGGTTAACGCAAATAATCAATTTGTATCAATTAACCTTGAAACAATGCTATATGAACGGAAAACCGCTTGCAAGCAGATCAATGAACGGTTCGGGCTTGATGTGTCTGTTAAACCGAGGGTACAAAGTGAAATTATCGAAAGTGATAAACCCGCTTTTGATGATGACGGAAATACTGACGATGAACCGCAGGGGGTGGACTAATGGCACGGTATACCACAAGTTTGGAAGTTGTTGTAAACAATTTATGCGAGAACAGAAATAACGCTTTGAATATCCGCGTTGAATCTGCGCGAAAGAAAATATTTGATTTTTCGTACCCAACTCCACAGAAAATAGAGGACTTCAAGCGATATTTTGAAACCCTTTTTATTTTTCATTATTTAACAGACGAGTTTGCTTTTGAAACTTACAATCTATGGAAAGTAAAATTACAAGCTAAATCTATGGAGGTCATGCCCGGATATGCAAAAGCCTTTGATGGATTTGCACAGATGACCGCGGATTTGGCTGTTGCAAATCAAAAGTTTAATCGCAAAACAGATTCAAACGCCACAGGCAAAAGCAAGTCAACCGGTTCTTTCTCAAATCAAAACGAATCCAATTCAACAATGCGCGGGGCGGCAAGTGATCTACCCGGAAATATGATGAAAGCAAAAGATTTCAACTCCATTGAATACGCGGACCGCGCCAACCTTGATACGGCTTCCAACAAAGCAACGGATAAAGGATCAACTACCACCGACAATGACACCACAACAAAAACAAATCAAGTCGAAACAATTACAGGTTTAACAATGCCTGCCGGGGAAGTATTCCGGCAATTCAAAAATGAAGTGAACGGTCTTTATTCGGAATTGCTTGACGAATATAAAGGCTTGTTTATGCCACTATGGTATTAAGGAGGTAAATTTTATGAATTATCCCAAACCCGATGTTGACCCTATCGCGGTGCTTCGGCGGTTCTATTGCAACCGAATTTTACCGCAAGTCTACGATGATTCGTTGTCTTTTGAAGAATTGCTTTATGGCGTTTTGAAAAAGATGAATGAAGTAATTGAAAAAGTAAACAGTTATGACGAGTTAATAAACTATGTAATTGATTTACTTGAAAAACTTGATAAGCATATCAAGGAAATAGTCACAGAGCAGTTGCAGAAATGGTATGATGACGGCACCTTGAAAGAAATTCTTGCCGTGATATGCGCCCCCTATTTTGACGAATTCCGAAAGGAAATTGCACAGCTGAAAAAGGATTTTGTAACGTTCAAAAATCAGCCCCATTCAACATACGTTGATTTTGAGCGCTGGCTGTTGGGGTGGACATATCGCGGCGAAAATCTCGCCAAACCCGAACAGGAAACAGACCGCTACCCGGTGAATCAAGGCGGGGCGCGCTATACCATTGGCGGCAACAATTATTATGCCTGCGCTTTTGTGCCCCGGGGCCATACCTTGGAGTTGCACCCCACAACGGCGGCAGTTGTTGTGTTTAACTATTCAAATGGCGCACAGGTGACACGCCGAGATATTGAGGGTTTAGGCCACGCCAATTCAATAGTTTATAATTCAAAAAGAAATAGTCTTTTTATTGCTACAAGTGAATTGAACGGTGCACCGTCTAAGACTATTTTTGAATTGAACCCTACAACACTTGCAACAATTCAAAAGTATTCTTCACCTGCCGGATACAATGAAAGCGCTGTCTCTTCCGTTGCTTACGATCAAACTAATGATCAAATGTACATTTCCCAAGGCCTGCATGTGTATGAGTGGGATCCGTCAACAAACACCGCGTCACATATGGTGGCTCTTTCAAACCCGGGGTTTGACTATATCATGCAAACGGTTAAGGCAAATGCAACCGCCTTTATCATGCTCACTTATTCACCTAACACCATTCGCATTTACGATAAATCGGGCGTTTATATTCGGCAATTCACAATTCCGCAGTATTTGGACAATCAACGTTTTTGGTCGGGTGAATTTGAGGATTTAACTGTAACAGATAAATTCTATGTTTACGCAAATTCGCAGGGGATTACCGCCGTCAACCCCACGGATTCAATGATTTCGATTTGGCGCGGTTCATTGTTGCAGGGCACGCCGTCCTCCATTAAACAGACCACCACGCAGGGGCAGGGCGTGGGATATTCTTCGTTTAACAATATTGTTTATGTTGATAATGACGCAGACACCGGCGGAACCTACCACATGAACCGATCTCCTGACGGTACGAAAGGCAATCCATTCAAGCAAATCTTTCAAGCCATGGACTTGTTAGCCTGTCCGATTTACCATCAAGAATTAGAGATTCGCGTAAAAGGTACAACCAGATCTTACCGCTGGTTTAACATTGCAAACGGTGGCAATGTTTACATTTCCGGTCGGTACACTTCCAATGATTTACCCACCACAAGACCTAAATTGATGGGTTTGGTAATTCACAATTCAAACAGTGTAACATTGGATAACTTGGAGATTGCAATGTTAAACACCAATGAAGCAAATTTGCCCCATACAATCCGCGCGGTAAATGTGAATAAGCTAATTTGCAATGATGTTGACTTGATTTATTCTTCCGGCAAAACTGCCTACAATATGTTAAACACAACCTTAGTTCTTTCCGGTGGCGGTTCCGGCACCCTGAAAGAATGGCCAACAACCCCCTGCATTCGATTGCAAAGAGGTTCCCAGCTTTACGGGTACGAAAAACACAATATCGGCGTAAATCTTGAATCTGATAACACCCTTATTTGTCAAAGAAAGATTTGCGACGCGCAGAACCGAACTTCCGGCACGATTGACACCCGATCCGATGGCGGTGTACAAATTTGGTCTGCTGAAATGATTTCAAACATTGTCCAGCATTCAAGTCGGATTGGCGTTCGGTATCATTCAAGCGCTTCCGGCGTTGAACGAATTCAATATTTTTACGGATTCAAAAGCGGAACTGCATTTACAATGCTGGTCACTGAGGGTTCAAACACAATCAAGGTTGCTTTTGATGGTAGCAGGGCTTTCACAGTGTCGGACGCAAACGGACTTGTGATTGACGGAATTGTATTCGAGGGGTGATTAGAATTACAGTTGAACAGTTGACTATAATTCTGTCGTCCGCGGTCACGCTGGTGGGCACCTCGCTCACCGCGTGGCTTGCAAACTCAAAAACTTTGTACAGGATTAAACAACTTGAAAAAAAGCAAGAACAGTATAACAACCTACAACAAAGGGTTGCATTGCAGGAACTGCGCCAGCAGGTATCAGATGACAGAATACAAGATTTGGAGGAAAAAATAAAATGAAAAATGTTTCAAAAGATACCATTATTCGCACAATCGTAACTTTTGTTGCGCTTGTTAATTCCGTGTTAACAATGATCGGTAAAAACCCGCTTCCGTTTTCAGATGATGAAGTGTATTTGTTTTTTTCCACACTTTTAACAGTGTTTTCCACAATTTGGAGTTGGTGGAAAAATAATAGCTTCACCTCTGCGGCTATTGCCGGAGATATTGTTAAGAATGAAGCAAAGGAAAGAGGGTACACCGAATGACTTACGATCAGTTTTACAACTCATGCAAAGGCCGGCTAATTGATTATGACCGCGTGTCCGGCGCTCAATGCGTCGATCTTGCAAAAGTTTACCTAAATTCCTGCTTCGGCATTAAACCCGGAGCGTGGGGAAATGCGGTTGACTATTTTACAAGTTTTGAAAAACGAAAACCGCTTGTTGAAAAGTTTGAAAAAATCCAAAACAACCCCACTTTTGTACCATTAAAGGGCGATATTGTTGTATGGGGGTCAAAAATCGGCCCTTACGGCCATATTGCTGTAGCCACAGGCAACGGAAATACAAAATGGTTTGAATCGTTCGACCAAAACTGGCCGAGAGGGTCAAGGTGTAAAAAAGTGAAACACACCTATAAAGGGATGCTTGGTGTGCTTCGGCCAAAAATGCGCGGTGCAATTTTTGACTATCCCCATCCTAAAATTGGATCTACAATTACATTAACCTATGTGCGCGGCGTTTACAAGGGTGCAGGCGCGAACACCGGACGAAAAAAGATCAAGGATTTGACTTCGGACGGAAGAAAGCATTGTTTGAATCGTGATGAAAAAAATAACATTGCCTACCTGAAACGCGGCACAAAATGCACTATTCTTGAATTGGTTTACAAAGGGAATAAAAATATTTGGGCGCGAATCCCCTCCGGTTGGATTTGCATATACGATTATAATATTGCCTGCAAGCGGTACAAATAAAAAAGACCCGGGGAGCAATCCCCGGGTTATTTCTTTTAGCTAAAAAATAAGATTCGCACTTCCGATATGTTTTGAATTGTTGAAAACAATTCGTCATTGCAATAGACACACTTTGTTAAAAGGAATTCGTTGAATTTGATTTGAATGTTGGTGCCAACAAATGTGGCGCCGGAAAATGTTTTTAATTCAAGCACCTTGTACCCTCTATCTGCAAGGATAGCTTGTAAAGCGGTTGATACTGCTGATTGCATTTTTTTCTCGCCTTCTTTTACTTCGTGTTCAGGGTTTGGCTCAAACAGAGAACAATCATCAACCTCAGGGAATTTAGCAAATATTCCTGTGTTATTCAAACTCTTGCATATTTTGTAATGTCCACAATTCATACATTTCATATTTTCATACCTCGCTTTTAATCCAATCAACTTTTGATTTTTTCATAATTCGATTCAAACATTCATCATATCTTGAATCTGTTAAAATATCGTGAATGTGTAAATACACAACTGAAAAAACAGCCTTGTCCCATTTTTCTTTGTTTTTTAAATCATAACCCTGATCTTTTAACTGTTCGCTAAATTTTGGACACAGTGCACCAAATAAAAACGATAAATTCATTTTTCGTACCTCGCTATTACATTCCTTGCGCCGCGCATTGATTTTGCGTTTGCATTCATTTTGAATGTTAACGCAACAACATTGCTTTCTTCGTGGACTTCAATTAGATAGCGTATCAAATCCAAAGAATTTGAAAAGTGAATAAGAGATCGCACACCGGTTAAGGTGTTTGGCGCTCTTAGCGTTATTTCTTTTTTACCTTTTAACACCTGATTGATGAATGAAGCAAAATACCTTTCAAATGGCTTTTTTATTTTTCCCTCCCTGTCAAAGCATTTTTCAGCCCATTTAAATTCTTTTTCTATTAGAAATTTAATCACTTTTTTATACCTCGTTAATATTATAGATTGTTTCGTCAAAAGATTCAATTTCACGCAGGATAGAAAATCGCTGATAATTGAGTCTTTCATAGAATTTACAACCCAAACGGATCACATTATTATAACCCTCCTCAAATTCATCAATAGCCCTATCAACTAAATTTTGATAGTCTGCCGGTAATTCATCATACCTTGCAACCTCATTCAAACCGGAATCAAAAACAATGATCGGTTTTTCAAGATCAACCCAATAGGCTGTTGCGTATCCATAGTGACGATCCCATCTTTTTGAATATTGTTTTTTCATAATTTACTCCTTTTAATTAAGTTTTTCTTTCCTCATTTCTTGCCTTAATTATATCACAAATACCCAAATCTGTAAATAAATTTGGGTAAATTCGCTGAAATAATCGACACTGATTATTAAAATCGTGCACCGCGCTCTCGTATCTTGAATGTGGATTCGCTTAATTCTACACCGCCTTGCACTGTTTTACTTTTCAGTATTCCAAAATATTCTTGCTCCGTGTTGAAGTTGTCAAATGTGATTTGATTTTTTACTACCTCATTTTGCCCCATGCCTGCGGCCTTTACATCAAGTTTGCCTTGCTCATCTTCTTCAATGTACAGTTTTGCGCCTAAGAATTTAGCCCGCAAAAAACTGCTTTCATGTGCCATGCAATTGAATTCTGTATCACTGATTTTGACACCCTCCGGCGGATCATCACCAATCAAATGCAGGCTGTCTGTGTCACAGTAGCAACAGCGATCAACATTCTTTATGAAAAGAGTTTGAATAAATCGCCGGGCGTAGGCTGTCACAAATGCGGCCACAGGAACATACACTGTTTTAGCGGGCCGCGGGGTTTCAACTGTTTCATAAGCAAGAATTCCTTTGCTATTGATATATGGGCGCTTAACAAATTTATCATTGCTGGCACCAAATTTTCCATAAAGTGAATTAAGAAACAATTTTGCAATACTTCTTTTTCCTGCGTTTTTTTCTATTGTTGCCTGCATTTTCATTTCTTTGAAGTGATTTACATAATCAATGAAGATTCCTGATCTACCTATGAATTTATATCCACCTATATATTGTATTTCTTTTATGTTATAGCAGTCATAAAACATTTCTAAATCAACATTGGTTAAATATAAATTTACCATTAAACAACCGGTAGTTGTAACATACTCGCGAGGGTTGAACCGTTTATCATTTTTAATTTGAATTGTTGGGATTTTGCCTTTCTTTAATTCAAATTGTGCAGTTATAAACTGTATATATAGTGGGTAAATTGGATCGTCTTTATATTCACCCTCAAAGAATACCGGGGTGCCTATTGGATATTTGTTGCGCGGATCACTCATTACAGAGGGGTACAAACTGTTGACATCATATACCCGGCCATGACCTACCGGCTTACCTTTGAATTTTGGGTTGACATAACAATAACCGCCCTTGTAGGCGCGCTTTAATAGGTGATACAAATCATCGTCAAGGTGCGGAAAATATGTTAAAAATTCATAATTTGAATAGTAACTATTTTTCTTGTAGTAGCGCATAGCGTTTGAAGCTATGGTATTTCGTTCGTGTCCCTCATTCCGGAATTGCTTAATTGCTTTAGCTACAATTATTACATCATTGGTAATATATTCGACCTCTTCCGGAGTCATATTATAGTTATATCCGCGGAATGTTGCATAATCAATAGAACCCTTTTGCTCTTTGATTCCGAATGATTTAGCGATCTGCGAAACGCTCATGTTGAAAATTTTTAGTGTGTCATAAATTTTAACATAATTTCTCTTTGTGAAATTTATTCGGTAATTGTAATGTACGCCTATTGAACTAATTAAACATTCAACTGTTTTTGCTTTTCTTGCTTTTGGATTGTCATTATATTCCCATTTTGCAACACCCAGTAAATAACTTAAAATGTAACTACCGTCAAATTTTAAGTTATGGAAACCTATCAAGGACCCATTCGGAAGTCCTTGAATCGCTAAAAGCCAAGTTTCAATATTATTTCCGTATTGAATATTTGAAAAATCGTTAACATCAACAATAGACCATGCCCACACAGACATGACACCGGTATCAGGATCTTTTTGTGTTTCAAAATCGGAAATATATTCGTTCATTTTACTACTTTTCCTTTTGAGTATTTTACAATACCTTTTACACCATTTATTGCCGTTCGCATTCTGTCATAGGCTTCTTGATATTTGCTTTCGTCTTTGGATTCATAAGCCGCCCACATAACCTCCACGGCTTCGGGCCATGCCCTATTTACTGAATCCACCTGAATGAGTGATAGCCGTTGCCATTCGCTCACTAAATCCATAAAGCCCAGCGCTGTTAAAGCGATAACAACATTATCCTTAAACACCTCTGCCCGCGCTTCATTGAATGATTCAAAGGTTTCTTTTTGGTATGTGTACATGAATTCTTTTAAGGCTTTTGCTGATTTGAATTCAGTTTTAGCTGGGGTTTCATTTCTAATGAACGCCTGAATACTTCTTTCTTGCTGTTTTTTGATGATTCGTGTTGTTTGGGTTTCAATGGTTTTATATTTACCTAATTGTATTATTTTTTCTTCGCGAGTTGCCCGGGCGGTTTCTCTTAGTCGATTTATCAATTCATTGTATTCTTCTAATGTTGTTATTTTTGCGAATTCTTTGTCAACATTCAATCGCTTTGGAAGTACAATTCCCTGATATTTACCATGTGATTTCAATGCGGCGGCTCGGCGTATATTATAATTATATCCCTGAATTACTGTTGCAAGTGCCGCTTTTCGTTGTTTCGTATGAATAAATTTTCTCATATACATTCACCATTAAATGATTATAGCCCGGATATACCGGGCTATAATTTTTGATTGTAGTAAATTTACAGTACAGTAAATTTATAGGTGTGGCCGTTTTTCGTCTTGACCTGACAAGGAACGATCTGCAAGGGTTCTACAAAATCCGATCCCCAAATTGATCTAACTGCTTTAACACAGCTGTCCACGCCTAAGGCCATAGACATATACGCAGATCCATCTTCACACAAGAAGAAATAACGGTTGACCGGCTCACCCTGATCGTTGGCCGCGGGCTGGTCGATAATCTGTACCACAGATAAAGTTTTGTTAACTGCTTCACTGAACGGACTTGCGTTAGTCAGTGCGCGAAAAAGGTTTACTTTGCTTTCATGAGTTGTTGCGTTTGCAATCAATGCGTTTGTTTCCATAGTTGGGTTCTCCTTTTGTTTTAGATTAGTTTTGTTTGGTTCAAAAGCGGGCCCTTGCCTTTGAT